GTTGATTTTGATTGCCGGACGACGTCCCCCCAGCCGTCCGTTCTCGCGGCTGGCCTGCTGCTTCGCAGGCGTTTTTGCCTGGCCGCCTCTTTGTCCCAGCAGGCGCGCCGCCTCAAAAAAATCGGTTTGAGTTGTCATTTTTTGTCATCTCCTACAGTCTATTATAATCCCAACCGGTTAGGTTGTCAAGGCCATGGGCAGCAATACTGATTCCAACAGCCCGCGGCCGGGCCAGTTCCGAAAAGGCGACCCGCGCATCAACCGTAAAGGCCGGCCGCGGTCTTTTGACGCCTTGCGCGAGCTGGCGCTGATGATCGCTCACGAGCGAACCGGCATTGTCGTAGACGGTCATGGCGTGACGGTGGCGGAGGCCATCCTGCGCCAGTGGGCGCAGAGCAAAAACCCGCATTTGCAGCGGGCGTTTATCGAAATCGCCTTCGGCAAGGTGCCGGATAAAATCCACCTATCGACGGACGAGATCATTGTGCAATTGGCAACGGACAGCGAGATCAGCGATGAGGATTAAGATCAGGCCGGAGGTTTTCAACGATATATTTTTGCCGCACTTGGAGAACCGGTCGCGCACACAGATATTTTTCGGCGGGGCTGCCTCCGGGAAATCGGTGTTCCTGGCGCAGCGCTGCATTTACGACCTGCTGCACGGCGGGCGCAACTACCTGGTTTGTCGCCAGGTCGGGCGCACCCTGCGCGGGTCCGTGTACACCGAAATCTTGCGCGTTATCAACGGCTGGGGAGTACAAAATCTGTTCACGGTCAACAAAACGGATATGCTGATCACCTGCCAGAACGGACACCAGATCATCTTTGCCAGCCTGGACGACGCGGAAAAATTGAAATCTGTCACGCCGGCCAGAGGCGCTCTCACCGATATCTGGATCGAGGAGGCTACAGAGTGCGAGCCGGGCACCATTACGCAGCTCTACAAGCGCCAACGCGGCGGCAACGAGCGCACGCCGAAACGCCTGACGATGAGCTTCAACCCGGTGCTAAAAAGCCACTGGCTGTACCAAAAATATTTTTCCGGCATTGGCTGGGCGGACGGCCAGACCGCGCACAAAACAGATGAGCTGAGCATACTCAAAACCTGGTACGTGCACAATCGTTTCCTGACTGACAGCGACCGGCGCGACCTGGAGGCTGAGACAGATCGCTATTACTACGAGGTCTACACGCTGGGCAACTGGGGCATGCTGGGCAACGTGATTTTCACGAATTGGCAGGTGCGCGATTTGTCAGACATGCAGGCGCAGTTCGTCAACCGGCGCAACGGCTTAGATTTTGGCTTTTCATCTGACCCGGCGGCGCTGTCCCGGTCGCATTATGATCGCAAACACAAAACAATCTACATTTTTGCTGAGTTGTACGAGCGCGGACTGACGAATGACATCCTGGCGGCCAGGGCGCTGGATATGGTCGGCGGCGACCTGATCAATTGCGACAGCGCCGAGCCAAAATCTATCCAGGAAATCCGCAACGCTGGCGTAAACGCGACCGCGGCCAAAAAAGGCGCCGACAGCGTGATGCATGGTATCCAATGGCTGCAACAGCAGACCATCATCATCGACAAATCGTGCATAAATGCTCAAAATGAGTTTAGCCAGTATCACTGGCGCGAGGATCGAGACGGCAATGCTATCCGGCAGCCGGTTGAAAAAAATGATCATCTGATTGACGCCACGCGCTATGCCTATGAGTATGACGCGGCAGGAGGTTGGTATATAACATGACCAGACACACTTATCCGATCATCGGTACAAAATCGAGCCTGCTGTGGGACGAGGAAACCGACGCCTGGGTGTATGTTGCCGGCGCTCCAGAGCGCAAAGATACCCCGCAAAGCTACTACAAAATCATCCCTACCCTTTACCGCGGCGTGGACAAGCGCGCCAAGGCCATCTCATCACTGCCCTGGGCGCTCATGCGCGGGGAGGATGAGTACGACACATCCAGCAACTACCAAAATCGCGCCGGGCTGGTCAACAATATGACGATCATGTTGTACCTGATCGAGGCTAGCCTGGTACTGGCGGGCGCGGCATATTGGAAGCGCGAGAAAAACCCGGCTGGTTACGACAAGATACGCCACCTGGACCCGTCTAGCCTGACACTCATAGATGCGCAGGCCAGGCAAGGCAAGCTGGCCTGGAAACGCTATGCCAACAACGTCGAAAAAACACTCACGCAGGATGAGATCATCTATATCTGGTATCCCGACCCCTATGTGGAGATCGGGCCGCCTTCCGCCTGGCCGGCGCAGGCAGCGCTATTCGCCTGCGGCGCGCTTGCCAACATGGACGAATTTGTCAAATCGTTTTTTGGGCGTGGCGCTATCAAGGCAATGATTTTCGCCATGTCCGGCGCGCCGCGCGAGGAGGCCGAGCGTTTTGAAACGTGGTGGAACAAATTTGTAGCCGGCATAAAAAACGCGTTTCGCACCAAGGTGATCAACGCCGAAAAAGTCGAGCCGGTTGTGGTCGGCGAGGGCATTAAAGAGCTCGAAAACGTGACCGTTGCACAGGAGAAACGCGAGGAGGTCGCCCGCGCGCTGGATATACCGCTGTCAATCCTGTTTGCCAACGCGGCCAACTACGCCACAGCGGAGCGTGATAAGCTGAACTGGTACGAAGATGTGATTGTGCCGGAAGCCAATTTTATTGCCTCCGTTCTCAATGAGCAATTGTTCCGGCCGCTCGGTCTGCAACTCGTCTTCAAGCCAGAGACGCTGGATATCTTCCAGGAGGACGAGGAGCAACGCGCCGGGGCGATGTCGGCGTTTATGGACGCGCTCAACAAGGCCGAATCGCTGGAGATGGCACGGGCGCTATTTATTATTTACGGCGTGGAAATCCCGAATGACGCCATGGCGCTGATCGAGCAACACTACAAAGACAAGGCCGCGCGCTATGCGCTAATCCAGGAGCAAACTAGGCCGGCGGAAGAGCAAGCCGAGCCTGTGGAGGAGCAGGCCAATATTCAGCCGGTGAATGAGGAGCGCATAGTCGAGCAAGACAAAAACGTTGATCTACCGCGCCTGGGGCGTGAGCTGTCAATCTGGCAATCAAAATGCCTGGCCGCCATCAAGCGCGGCGAGGCAGCGCAATCGGTCGCGTTTATCCCGCTCTCGATCCCGGCTGAAACATATAGCAGCATTGTCGCCGGGCTGGAGCGCGCCGCGACTGCTGACGAGGTCAAGGCCGTATTCAGCGAGGCGACCATCACGCCAGTGCCAGGCTATCAGAGCGCACTAGCGCTGTTGGCGCAGGAGCTCAGGCGGGCAAATGATCTACTCGAAACCAGCGCGCGATAACCTGCAAAATGCTGTCAGGCTGGTGATCTCCGCCCTGGAGGGCGCTGACCTGCCTGCCATCAAAGCGCGTGACAGGCGTGAGCCGGGCCGCCGCGAAAAAGAGGCGGCCGAGGATATGCTGATATTGTTCCTGCGCCGCTACTGGCGCAAACAGGAGCAACGATTGCGCGAGCGATTGCAATTTGTTAAGGCAGCCTTGCCGGATGTGGACGATATATTTGAGCCGGACGAGGAGGATATAGCCGCGCTGGCGCGCTTGCTCACGCGCAACGTGCGCGGCGGCATCGCGCTGTTTGGCGCATCGACTGCAATTGATATCGACTATAGCCTGACCAACCTCCAGGCGGCAGAATGGGCGCGCAAATATGCCGGCACGCTGATAAAAAATATCGACAAAACCACGCTGGAGGTTGTGCGCGGGGCGCTGAACCTGTTTGTCGAGACGCCCGGCTTTACAATTGGTGATCTGGTCGGCATGCTGCCGTACGGCGAACAGCGCGCGCTAAACATCGCCGTGACTGAAATCACGCGCACATACGCGCAAGGTCAGCAAATGGCAGGCGAGGAGCTTAAAGAGCAATTCCCGGATGTGCGCATAGTTAAACGATGGTTCACAAACAACGATGAGCGCGTTTGCGAGCTGTGCGGCCCGCTCGACGGGGTCGAAGTTGAATTGGATGAGCCGTTTTATGAGCCGGAAAACGAGTATCAGGACGGCAACCCGCCGCGCCATGTCGGTTGCCGCTGCTTTGAGGAGACCAGCACGGCGCTGGCGGAGTAATATGACTGACGAATTTATCAAAATTGATGTCCAAGGGATTGAAAAACTAATAGATAGTTTGGAGAAATACCCGCGCGAGATCAAAAAATACCTCCAGGCGGCGGGAAAGGAGGCTGGGAGTCGCGTTATTTTGCCGACCGAGGGTCTCAAAAAATATCCGGCTGCCACAGCCGCCAACCAACCGCCGACACCATATTACATCAGAGGGCGCGGCATGCAGCGTGCCGGCAGGCGCAAGCCGGCTTATAACGACATGCGGTCAGAGCGCTTTGGCACGCAGTGGTATGTCAAAAATGCAGAATCAATGTCCACCGAGATTGGCAATCGCGCCAGCTATGCGCAGTATGTCAGCGGCGAGGAGCAAGCCAGGGCGCTTGAAAAAATCGGCTGGCGCAAATTGCTCGATGTGGCGCAGGAAAAATTAACTGATATAACACGTGTCTACCAGACGTGGGTGGACAAGCTGATAAAAGACCTGGGTCTGTGAGGCCCGGGGCAATTAAATGCTTTTGATAACAGCAATTATCGCGAACATAAACACATCGCCTGGAGGAATATGACTAGAATATTGATCTCGATTTTGTTAATTGCCTGTTTCGTTGGCCCGGTTTTGGCCAGCGAGGCTGATACGTATGATATTGATGTCCTCCGCCCCACCTGCGGCGGGTCTATCAAACTTCTCTGGCACGATTATCCGGCGGCGTTCAACGAGCCAGGCGTGACCGTGACCGGCTACCTGATACGTCATGTGGTTGGCAGCGACCAGCCCGGGCAGATGTATTTGCTGTATTTAGCCTCTGTCGCAGGCAATGACCGCTGGTACATCGCGTTTACGCACGTCTTCGTGCCTGATGTGCTGTATTCCATCCGGTACACCTGGATCATCAATTACCCGGACGGGACGGAGGAGCGTATTTATATACCACAGTCGGTATTTCTGACGTGCGGGACGGATATGCAGCTGTTTTTGCCGCTGGTTATCGGCTGATCATCCCCGCTTGCGCCGCCTGGCGCGTTGTTCCGCAATCCAGGTCTGCTTTTCCTTCCAACTCATCCCGGACAACTGAGACCACAGCGCCGTGCCGGGCTGCGCGCCGAACCTGCGCTTCCAGTTCAGGCGTTCCCGCCCGCCGCTGCCCCCACCGCCGCCGCTAATTCCTTCCCCATCGCCGCCGCCAGTATCTGCTGGCCGTGTCCAGGGTGTCCAGGCCTCGCTCTGCGCCAGTTCTGCCGGGATGAAAAAGCCTGGCGTGCCAGCGTCCAGGGTCGCTGATTTTTGCTCGTCGTTATAGCTGGTTTTGGTGATCAAAAATACCGGCGTATCGTCCGGGTAATCGGTGATGCGCACGCGCTTGCCTGCCGTGATCTCGCAGACTGGCGTTGGCACGCCGTTGCTGTCCTGGATGCTATCCACCACCGATAGCGGCGCGTCCATAATCCACTGCGGGTCTTTAGCCGTCGCCAGGTAGCGCCGTGCCATCGCCGTTGCCTGCGTGCTGGTCGTGTGCCCGGCGTTGATGTGCGCATGCCGCGTGCCATACAGTCCGCTCGAGGTAGTGTCCGTCAGATTGGCGTCATCGTCCGGCGTGATAGATTGTACGTTGCCCTCGCCATCAACGTAATCGACCGTGATCCAATTGCGCACGGACAGATAATCTTTGCTGATCTCCAGCCCCTGGGATTGTAGATCGCGATAGCTGTAGACATACTCCGCCAGCGATGCAGTGAGCGCCGGGTATTGCTCGCAAAAAATGACCGGCTTGCCGTCCGGCGTTGTGGCGAGCTCGGAATGACGGAAGCCCACCGACCAACGGTTGTAGCTGGAATCGCCAAAGCTGGCCGCGTCGATCAGGATGTCGGCCAGGCTGTTAGACCATGCATCGTTGACAAACGGCGTCAGGCTATACGTGTTTGAGCCGATCAGGCCGGTGTAGGTGCTGATCCGCGCGTCGTAGCCAGCTACATCTGTGACGATCTCGGTCAGGTTGATCGAGCTGGTCTCGCCGTAAACCACCACGTCGCCAATTTCGCCAAAATACGTACCATCGCTGGTCGGCGTTTGGCTGGCACCGGAGCTGAAACGAAATGCCACCCAGCGCGAGGGCGTGCCGAGCGTGCGGTCAAACGTGCCGGTGCCTGATGTGCTGGCGATGGTGTAGTCCGATGACCAGGACGAGCCGTCGCTGGAGATATACAGCGCGATCGTGTAATTTTGCGCGCCCTCCTGCAAATTGTAGCTGCCGGTCACGCGCTTAGCGGTCTGGCCGATGGGCATTTTGTAGTAGACCTGCGCAAAATCGCTCGATGTGAGCGCCTCTGCCTTCGGCACGATGCGCAATCGGTTGACGCGGTCGATGGCAAACTGCGTCTCACCTGTAGCGGCCGTGTCCCAGCGCCAGATGTCGTCCGTGATGCGCTTATCTGACCAAATTTTGCGCCAGCCGCGCGACATGGCAAGCCAGGCCCATGGTCCGACCATCGTGACGTGTTTGCCCTGGCTGGCGTAGCCGACCGCGTCGGTGATGCGCTCGATGTAGCCCTCGTAGACTGGCGTCACGCCGTTGCGGATAACGACACGCTGACCACCTATCAGCGGCCAGTACGTGGTAATATTGCGCGCCACAAAAAACGAGGCCGCGCCATACAGCCCGCCTGGGTAGTAGGTCTCGAAGTGCAGGCTTTCGGCTTTTAATAAATCGCCGCCGATATCTGGAAGGCGCGTCGTGCCGCTAGAGTAAATTTCGACGGTGGGGGCATTGAGGATCATAGTAGCGCGTAGCGGGGCGTATACCAGAGGGTGTACTCGATGGTAATTGTCTTAATCGGGTCGTTTGAGTCATCGCCTTTGAGCTGCTGGAGCAAATTGTACATGCCCGGCACAAATTCCAGGATGTCGCCGCGGTAGCTATAGGTTTTGACGTAGCCATAATTAACATCCTGCCTGGAGACACTTTTGCCGTGGATGTAAAAATCGTTAGCATCATTGATAATTAAAAATGGACGCGGGAATAAAGCTAAATAATCGAACCGGAAATTCTGCGTACCGGTCGCTATTTTGACATTAAATCCAGGCATAATGTAGATCAGGCTGGGATAGAGATCATCCTGAGCCTGCAAACGAGACGGCATGCGCAATGGCTTTGTCTCGAATAATTCATAATTGGCGCTATCCACATTTACCAATTTTTCGTCAAACGTGATGGTATCGCTGGGCGATGAGGATAGCTCCAAGTATGGTTGTATATAGGTATCGACGTCACTGGTGGCCTGAGCGCGCCACAGCAAGATACAATCTTTTCCGGCCATGAATTTATAAATGCCTATTTTGATCGGCCGGGTATCGTAGGCGTCATACGACGTATCCATGCTGCGGCTGGAGTATTCCCCGCTGACGGCAGCAGCGTCGGCGCTGCCATCGAAATCGTAAAAAAATATGTTGTAGTTTGTCCCGGAGACGTTGACCATAAAACTCGTCTGGTAGGAAACGGCAACCAGGGAGAGATATTGATCAAATGTGCCCGTGGACGCATCACCCAGAATTTCCGTGTCCGCTGGCAGGTCGCCAGCAATGCCGGCAACGATGATCCGATTGTCGATATTATCGGTCAGCGAATATCCATTGTCCACAATGCCGTCGCCGTCTTTCGTCCAGGCGTAGGCGATATTATCC